CTGCTGGAATATTCTTTAATTGGCCTCGAACGTAATTGTAATAATAAATTGTATTTAAATTATCGACAGCAGGAGCTAAAGAACTGCTGTAATAAAAGCTTCCTCTATCATCTTTTATAGAAGAATCCCATCGGGCTTCAATAATTGGTCTATAGAAAAAATATTGAGACCCTCGTGCAAAAAACTTTTTAGTATAATAGGAAACAGAGTCAGATTCTTCAGTGGAAGACAATTTAACTCCGACACCATAATTTGATTTAGAGCCCAATACATTTCCTGCACTATTAATCCATTGCTCAACTAGCGGAGTAATATCTAACTCCAAATCCTCGAAACCAGTATTAAAGGAAGCAGTAAAAGAGGAAGAGGCGTCTGAATAATAATCACCGCCCTCTGTTGTCCACAAAGTATAATCACTTCCGCCGCCAAGAGTTCCACTTAATCCACTATTGGCAACGCTGTCACTACCCGTAACATCAAAAACGGCCGCGGCGCTAGAAGATATAGAATTTAAATTTCCTGCTGCCCCTGCGGCGGATGAAGTAATATAAACAATAGAACTAACAGCATTTGCACTAAAGTCTGCACTAGCTGACGTATTTATTATTGTAACTATATTGGTGGCGCATGCAGCAGTACTACCTCCAATGTGAAAAAAATCGGGCGCTGGGGTTGCATCATTTATAGAAGTAAACAAGTAATTCGCTGCTGCTCCAGTTAAATGGAGCGTGTTAGCGGCTGTATTTGCTCGTACAGTTATAGACGCGCTAGCGGCAATATCCGTGTCTGTTGTATAGAGCCAATTTGATGGTTCTTCGTCAGAATAATTTTCCATATCTAAGCCATTGCCCTCTTGCCAAGATTGAGAAATCGCTGATACAACTAGATTAAAATCCTTTGGCGTTGTTTGGGAATGTCTTGCGTTGAACATTCTTAAATAAAAGGAAACGCTTCCGGAAGCAGGAACATTTCCTTGAGTGCGATCATATGAAATATAATCCACGGCAGTCCCAGTGACCGGAAATTTAATTAAAATTCTAGCATATTCAGTTGAGGAAGCTGATTCCTGTGCATATATGGAAAATGATTCTACTATGTCTGATTGGCCCATATTACCACTTACGCCGCGTTCGGTTAAGTTAGCTTTATAAGCATTGGTAATTGTATTGTCTGCGTCTGCAGTGTATCTTTTAATAGCCATTACTCTACGGTGCCTCCAATATCTAAATCTGGATATTTTATTTCGAAAATAGTATCCGTTGGTGGAAATAAAAATCTACCATCAGGAGAAAGAGCCTCTTCTATAGATATTGGAGCATCAGCATAACCATCGCCAACCTTTACTTTTAATTTAACATCCACAACATCCATAAGGTCTGGAATGGATTTTAATATTTGATATATATCTGTAATTATTATGGGCTCTCCAATATAAAACGTCTTAGTGAAGGCATTTCTTAACGTATCGTTGGCCTCAACTAAAAGATCATATTTGTTTGTGCCAGGAAATGGTACGATTTTAAACTCTATTCCAATATTGCATATCTTTGCATCTAAAATGTCGATTGTATCATTGACCATCTTATATTGATTTATCCATGTTTTTAAGTTATTTTTAAGTGTGGTATTAGCAACCACCAAATCTCCATCGGAATTTTCGGCAAGTACATAATAATTTATATTACGCTGGTTATATGAGTCAGTATCTAATTCCAAAGCTGCCCTTTTAATTTTTCCAAATTTTGATGGCATGTTGTAGCCCAATGCTATATAATCTTGTTTGGTCACTGCCCTGTTTTGAGAAGCAAAGTTGGCCATGGCCCTTTCTTTTATTTCTTCAATGCTTATAAGGCCAACGTCGCCAGTAACAGGCGCTTCATTTAAAACGGCCAAACTATTTTGCACTCCAGATATTGTAGCTTCGTTTAATAAGCCTTCTTGTTCGGCCAAGAATGAAAAATCTGCAGTGCCGATTCTTGTTATTGTTTGTGCGGCTGCATTAACATTTTCATTTGTGTTAATTCTATAAATAATAGTTAATGTAGTGCTGGATGGTGACACTCCTAATTTATCAGTTTTGTTTAAGATAGAAGGGTCAAAAGAGGTATCTGTAACATAATCTTTTGCATGCAATTGTAATATAACCTCAGACGGATCTTTGACTTCAACAGGAGTTTCTTCACTTCCTTGACCAAATTGTAAAAATAGGCCATCAGGGGTAGAATCAACCCTAAATCTCCTAGAAACAGAAACAGGCTTTAATATATATGGAACGGTATTATTGTCAGGATTTCTATTTATTACAGGGACATGAAGAACGTCCTGGCTCAAATAATCAACTTCAAAATACTGATTTCCATTATCATCAAACACTGAGATTATTTCACTTATATTTTCACCAACCATGGAAACCCTTTGAAATGGAGTATATTCTCCAACGTATACTTCTTGTACTGCTAATTCACCAGAAATTATTTGACCCGCTGTCCTGACTGCATAGGAAGTTGGATTTCCTGTGGTGGCATCCTGATTTGCAACTACAATTGGATTATCAGAAAGCGCAAAATTTACATCCTCTAACAAAGAAAAAATTGTATCGTTTGTTGATATAAAAGTCGATCCCTTGCGTAAAATGGGCATATATTTTTCATCAGGTGCCTGAGAGGAGGCTTCAGCCGGAACGGTAATATAAAAATTGCACACGCCAAACGAAGACGGATATGGCTTATATTTATAGCCCATTTGTCGACTTAGCTTGAGTACATTATCAAATTCAATGGCAGTGTCTAAAAAAGATTCGTTGGCTTGGTAATCCGTGTAAAACGAAAGCATATCCCCAACATAAGCAACGGTATCCAACATTATAGAACCAAAAGATGCTTCAGTGAAATCTCTATAATTATCTGGGTAATATCTCTTGACATATGATTCTAATTCACTTCTAATTGAAGTAAAATCGCGATTAGTATAATTTATTGCTGGTTTTTTCGTTGCCATATTTTTAAAAAATCCTTTTCATAATTAGATATTTAAGCTGTAAAAGTAATAGCTAATGTGTCGTCTAGGCCCACACTGGGAATTGTATAGTGAATTTGTAATCCTAGAGAGTTTGTAGGCTCGTTTTCGCCCGGGCTATCCTGAAGGTCTATCACATTAATATCTGTAACTCGAACAAAGGGAACATATTTTTTTACCTGCTCCATAATTTTGCCCCTAAGTGATGTATGAGTAACCATTTTAGTATCAAATAAATAATTACGAACCCCAACTCCAAAATTAGGATCCATCATTCTTTCACCTGGGCACGTTAAAACAACCATCTTAATGTTCTGCTTCATAACGGCGCCTATAGTTTTATTTAATTTGTAATACCCATCAACAGGATCGTGTTGCAGTGGTAATTTTGGAGAATAACCGATTCCCATTTATTTAATCTCCTCTAGATAAGTAGAATTTAAACATGTTTTCATTATAAAATAATTATACATTTCAACATCATCCACTGTCTGTTTGGGGGGTGCCATCTTCACATTCTTCTTCTTCTTCTGTAAGTTTGTCTTTATCTTTGTCTGGAATCTGCGAAATCATTTTTGCTATTATTCCAACAGGAGTTAGTGGTCCAGGGAAAAACCATGGTGTTTTCCAGGTCGGGTCAACAGTGTTCGCTGCCATTTGAACAACTAACTCAAAAAATTGTGCAGCCACATCTTGAGACGATGGCGCTGACATGGCTAACTTTTCTTCCTGGGGGACATCTTCAACTGCGTCGTTAACATATGAATAATCACCCTCTAATATTTTAATAGATTGAGTTATGAAAGAGTTAATTAATAGCTTCGTAGGAAAAAATAGATTTTGCAACTCAGGATAAGCACTAATCATAGCATAACGGTATAAAAGTGCTGTAGAAAACACAGTTTGTCTAATGGGCAACACCTCCTCAAGGAGTTTAGACCCTTTTGTCTTTTCCATTATTTTGTTTTGCAACGTATGCACAATTTCTTCCCGCAAAGGGTTGGGGCTTGATTCGGCATCATCAGTTGTGCGGTTATGGGGGGCTAATGAGGTATTAAGAAGTTTGCACGCCGCCCAAAGAGTGGGCCGCACAGGATTATTATTAGATGCTGTATTGACATAATACGTACTTGGCTCTTTATTTTCCTGCATGTAGGCCACATTTATCTTAATTGGGCAAAATAGATTATTATATAAATTTGCTTTATTGTTAATCGATGGGCCGCGGGAGAAATTATATTCAAGGGCACCTTGCTCCAACCCAAGATCAGAAATTTTGCCCATAATTAAACTCCATGGATTTTCTTTTAATGGTGGAGTAGGCGAATCGATAAAAGCAGAAGAAACAGAGTCAGACCCAAACGTCGTCGGAGATCCCGCGGGGTGTAAATTTTTATGTACATCCTCCCAATATTTTCTCAGATCATATTCTGTAGCTTCTAGTGGTAAACACAACCAGCGGCGTACTTGGTTGGCTGGATCTGACAATAAGAACGTTTTATCTAAAATATAATCTCTATCAATTTTTATAT